ATACAACTGCTTTGTCAATTATTTTATCTGGACCATTTAAAAATCCTTCAAAAGTTTCTTCTTCTTCACACATCTTAACAACTTTATAACGTAATAAATGTCTTACTTTTGTTTGAATACAAAGATCAGGAAATACTAGATGAAATCCATCTTTAACAATATCATCTCTAATAGTTGGTTTATTTTTCTCAAATAAAAATAATTTAAATTTATGTTCTGGTACATCCATATATGTTCTGATTGATTCTAAATATTTCTTTGCAATATTATTGATCATCTTATCATCATACAAACGAGTATTTTCTTCATAATTATCAACTGGTACTTCTAAATCTATATCAACAATAATTGGGGCAAATTCTTTTTGTCTTTCTAAAATTGAAAGATCATTTACTCCAGCATTAATAGCTTTGGTATATATTTCCATAAATTCTTTTCTTTGAATATTATCCAAAATAAAAGTTCCATGAAATAAACCATATGATTGATGGGTTGCAGAATCTTTATTATCTTCATTGCATCTATTTTTATCTAAAATATCGTAGACGCGTTCTTTTAATTTGGATATTTTCTTATTATCAATCTTTTCAGTCATTATTAATTAACTAAAAGAAGATTTTTTTATATATATTTTTCAATTTTTTTAAATGGTGTTTGTTGACTGTGATAATCATGATGGTATACATCTATCGTTTAAATATTTTATAATATTATAATTTTTTTCATCATGATGGATATTTTCATTAAAGATTAAATAGTTTAAAAATTGAAAAAAAATAATATATATTTCTTAATAATATAATTCAATGACATATTTTCAACCATGTATTTTTTTCTTTTCGAGAGATATTAAAAATAAAAAGAAACCAAATGTCAAAACAAATGAAATTAAAGAAAATGATAAACAACAAGAAGTTAAAAATAAGACTTAAAAAAACGTTATATAATTATTTTAATGAATAAAACTAATATTAGAATTATGAATGATTATATTGATTTTAATAAAAACAAACCAGATGGAATTTATTTATGGATTGATAAAGAAAATATTTATCAACAATATGCTCTTATAATCGGTCCACCTAACACTCCATATTTTGGAGGTTATTTTTTCTTTGATATTAAATTTCCAAATAATTATCCAGAAAAACCTCCAGAAATTAAAATGTTAACTATAAATAATAAAGTTAGATTCAATCCTAATTTATATCAATGTGGTAAAGTTTGTTTGTCAATTCTTGGAACTTGGGCTGGTCCAAATTGGAAACCAATTATGAATATTAGGCTGGTTCTAACATCTATTGTTTCTTTGATGGGAGAATACCCAATTCAAAACGAACCTGGATTTGAAAATGTTAAACCAGATCATATTTCATCGATAGAATATAATTTATATTTAATTTACCATACTTATTCTATAGCCATAATTGATGTATTAGAAGATAAATATAAAAAATGGTCAAATTATTTTAAGGATGAAATTAAATTAGAATATGATAAAAATTATAATAAGTTAAAAGATGATTTATTATCTTATCAACAAATACATGGAAGAGTACCTGTTTCAAAACAAATTTATTTTATGGAAAATGAAATATTAGATTTTAATAATTTATTAGATAGATTTAATAAAATAAAAAATTAATTATCTTTATTGTGAATATTCATTGTGTTTAATGTATTTAATGTTTCTAGTTCTTGATATTTTTCAACAAATACAAATATTTCTGAATGTGAATATTTAATATGTTCAGCTAATAGATATTTATATTTAAATCTTTGATTACATATATCACATCTAAATTTCTTACCGAAACAAAAAAATATTCTATGTAAACAATCTATTAAAGGAGTAGTTAAGCATTCGTATGCCATCCAAAAATTATTTAAATTCATTAAATAAATAATAAATTACTACTCTAAATAGAAATAAAAAAATGAAATTAAATTATATAAAATCTAGATAGTATATATTATCTAATGTATTTTTGTCCAAATTGTTCATATTTATTTGATATATCAAAATCTTCTAAAATTTCAAAAGAAGCAGATGAAAGAATTTTAATAAAAAAATTATCAGATGCTTTCATTAAATTAGAAGAAAAAGAAGATTTAACAAAATATAAAGCTGATTTTTCAAAAGATGAAATGGCAAAAAATAAAAAATATCAAAAATTATCAGAAGAAGATAAAATTAAATTAAATCAATTATTTGAAGAAATAGTTAGTTCTGGAGCTGAATTTAAATGCGAAAGTTGTAATTTTACAAAACAAATAACTGAAACTACATTATTGTATCAAATTAATCTTGAAAATAAAACTGTTCAGGTTAAAAGTCTTGAAGAAAATGAATTAACTGTAAAAGATCCATTATTACCACACACTAGAGATTATACTTGTAAAAATCCAAGTTGTATAACACATAAAAATCAAGATGTAAAAGATGCTGTCTTTTTTAGAGATAAGGGTAGTTATAAATTAAACTATATTTGTTCCGTTTGTTTCTATAACTGGTAAAATTTATTTATAAGATACTTAAAAAATTATTTTATAATTATAACAATGAACGAATTAAAGTTACCAGGATTAAATAAAAATACAATTAATGAAACACAAAATTTTATGGAAAAAAAAGTTACTTTCAAACAAGTAAGAGATAATTTTGGGTTGTTCAAGAGGCTACCATTTCAAACTGATTTAGATGAAAATAAAGTAATAGAAATGAAAGAATCTTATATTAGAAATCCAGAATATTTTCATTTCAAGAATAAAATTGTAATTGGAGTTGTATCAAATAATTTTAATGATAATTATAGTTTATACGTAGTAGATGGTCAACACAGATTGGAAATGTCTAAAGAATTATGTGAAGATTATAATGGTGAGTTATTTATTTGTTATTACAAGATAGATTCAGATAAGAAAATGAAAGATTTATTCAAAGAAATTAATTGTGATTCATTTAAAAATAATAAATATGTATCACTTGACGAATTTCAAGAAAAATTATATGATTCAACTAGAGAGTATTTAAGAAGTAATTATAGTTTATATTTTTCAGAAAGAAAATCATCTATAAGTCATAGATATTCAATATCAGAATTCTTAAATAAATTATCAGAACGTTTATACTTTGAAAAATTTCATAGCTTAGAAGATATTAGAAATGATATAGAAACTAAAAATAGACAATTTAATAGATTAATTGATTATCAGGAATATTACAATGAAAATTCTGATAATTTTTATAAAGATGAATACACTTGTGTAAAAAATGGAATAATTTTATCTTTAAAAAATAATAATTTTATTGATTATTTAATAGATAGTAAAACAACACCTGATCATTATAAATTCAAAAATAAAAAGAAAGCAATAAGTCCAAAATTAAGAATTCAAGTTTGGAAAAAACAGTTTGGAGATGAAAATGAAGGGGTTTGTCCATTTTATAAATGTGATTCATTAATTAATAATGGATTGAATGGATTTCATTGTGGACATATAATATCAGAATTTAATGGAGGAGAAACTAATTTAGAAAACTTAAAACCAATATGTAGTAAATGTAATAGTAAGATGGGTACTGAAGATTGGAAAACATTTGAAAAAAGATATAAAAAAGAATATAGACAAAGTAAAAAAAGTAACATTTCGATAGATATTTAATTTTTTGAAAATAATAAATATTAATTTCAAAATTTGATAAAAATCAATTAATTTTTTTTTTCACCCACATATTCAAAAAATTCTTTAGTTAATGTATATATGAGTATCCCTAGAATAAATTTTAAAGTAATGGATAACAATCCAATTGTTGATTTCTTCAAATTAGGTGAAGCAAATTCGATGTTTAGATTAGTTAATCAAACTGATGAATTCAAATTACAAAAAAATACTGGTGCAGGTTTGGAAGATATTATGACTGTTAATGAAGATGGTGTAATTATTTTTCCTAAAAATGTAGAATTTAGAGGTTCATCTACTGTTATTAATACTGATATTGTTACTTTTCAAGATCAACAAGTTGATTTAGGTTTAACTAATACTGTCAGTTTAGATGTTAGTTCAGTAACTAAAACTACTGTTGGAGCTAATTACAGATATGCCTTTAAATTACAAGACTCAAACAAAACTGTTCCTTTTGTCGTAAATGATTATATTTTAATTCAAAACTTGGTTTCAACTGCAACTCCAGCTGTATCATTATTAGATTCACTTGCTTTACCTGTTGTTGTTGTAAGCAATGAAACTAGTCCAAAAACCTTTACTATTGAAACTTCTGCAAATCTTACTGTTGCTAATATTGCTAATACAACTAACGTTATTGCATCTAAAGTTACAACTGTTGCTACTAATTCAGGTGTTAGATTCTTAGGTTTAAATGGTAGTTCTTTAGTAGAAGGTGCTTTACAATTTAATAATTCTAATAATTTATCATTAGAAAATAATACTGGTACCATTTCTATTGGTTCAAATGCTGTTAATCAAAACATTAATGTAGGTACTGCTGGTGTTCGTACTGTTCAAGTAGGTTCTGTAACTGCTACTGCTGTTAATGTTGATGCTATTGCTTTTAGTGTTGATTCATCTAATGCTTCTAATATCAATACATCTGCTGGTGTTTTAACTGTTGGTGGTGCTGGTGGTTTAGCTTTAAATTCTTCAGGTGGTATAATTAATGTTGGTAATGAAGCTGTAACTGGTGCTATTAATGTAGGTACTGCTGGTGCTCGTACTATTCAAGTTGGTTCTGCTACTGCTACCGCTGTTAATGTCGATGCTGTTACTTTTAGTGTCGATTCATCAAGTGCTTCCAATATCAATACATCTGCTGGTGTTTTAACTGTAGGTGGTGCTGGTGGTTTAGCTTTAAATTCTTCAGGTGGTATAATTAATGTTGGTAATGATTCTGTATCTGGAGCTATTAATGTAGGTACTGCCGGTTCTCGTACTATTCAAGTTGGTTCAGCTGGTGCAACTGCTGTAAATCTTGATGCTGCTACTTTTAGTATTGATGCCTCAGCAGCTTCTAATATCAATACATCATCTGGTATTTTAACTGTTGGTGGTGCTGGTGGTGTTTATGTTAATTCAACAAATGGTACTATCAATGTTGGTAATGAAGCTGTAACTGGTGCTATTAATGTAGGTACTGCTGGTGCTCGTACTATTCAAGTTGGTTCAGCTAGTGCAACAGCTGTTAATCTCGATGCTGTTACTTTTAGTATTGATGCATCAAGTGCTTCAAATATTAATACTTCAGCTGGTGTATTAACTTTAGGTGGTGTAGGAGGTGTTGCTGTTAATTCATCTAATGGTGTATTAAATATTGGTAATGATTCTGTTAATAATGGTATTAATATTGGTAACAATGGTACACGTACTATTCAAGTTGGTTCAGGCACTGGTACTGTAAATCTTGATGCTGGATCTGGTGGTATTAGTTTAGATGCTACTGGTGCTTCTAATTATAATACTTCTTCTGGTGCATTAACTATTGGTGGTGCTGGTGGTTTAGCATTAAACTCTAGTGGAGGTATTATTAATATTGGTAATGAAGCAGTAAATGGAGCTATCAACATTGGTACAGCTGGTGCTCGTACTGTTCAAGTTGGTTCAGGTTCTGCTGCTGCTGTTAACATAGATGCTGGTTCAAGCGGTATTAGTTTAGATGCTGCTGGCGTTTCTAATTTTACAACTTCAACTGGTTTATTAACTGTTAGTGGTGGATCTGGTGTTACTGTTACTTCTACAGGCGGTACTTTAACTCTTAATGGTACTGGTAGAACTGTAGATTTAGATGCTGCTTTATTAGATATTAATTCTACTTCTATTTCAATGAACTCTACAGGAATGATTGCTATTAACTCTAGTGCTAATGTAATTAACATTGGTAACAATGCCGTTGATTTAAATATTAACATTGGTACTGCCGGTAATCGTGTGGTTCAAGTTGGTTCATCAACCGCTACTGTTAATTTAGATGCTGGTTCTGGTGGTATTAGTTTAGATGCTGTTGGTGCTTCTAATTTTAGTACTTCAGTTGGTTTATTAACTGTTAGTGGTGGATCTGGTGTTACTGTTAACTCTACTGGTGGTACATTAACTCTTAATGCCGCTGGTAGAACTCTTGATGCATCTGCTACTACTTTTAATGTTAATGCTACAACTGGAGGTATTAATTTAGAATCTAACGCTGGTGTTATTAACATTGGTAATAATGCTGTTGCACAAAACATTAACATTGGTCAACAAGGTGCTCGTACTATTCAAGTTGGTTCAGCATCAGCAACTGCTGTAAATCTCGATGCTATCACTTTTAGTATTGATTCATCAAGTGCTTCTAACATAACCACTTCTTCAGGTTTATTAACTGTTAGTGGTGGATCTGGTGTAACTGTAACTTCAACTGGAGGTCAATTAACTCTCAATGGTACAGGACAAACTGTTCAATTAAATGCTGCTACATATAACTTAAGTTCTACAACTTCTAATTTAGATTCTACTGGTGCTGTTTCTATTAATTCAAGCGGTGGTGTAATTAATATTGGTAATAATTCAGTAGCTCAAAACATTAATATAGGTACTGCTGGTGCTCGTACAATAACATTAGGTTCTACAAGTGTTACAGCAGTTAATGCCTATAATTTTGCAGTAGCATCTGATGTTATGTTAAAAACTAATATTACTCCTTTATCATCTACTCTTGATAAAGTTCTTCAATTAGATGGATACAGATATAACTGGAAAGATTCTGAAAATCATTCTACTCAAATTGGTTTAATTGCCCAAGAAGTAGAACAACAATTCCCTGAATTAGTTACTCAAAATAATAATTTTAAATCAGTTAACTATTTAGGTATGATTGCAGTATTAATTAATGCTATGAAAGAACAACAACAAGAAATTGAAAATATCCGCAATAAAATAAATTAAAATTTAATACTAGCTATTAATTATTTATAATTATAATATAATGTACATTTATGATTATTATATTATAATTTATGACAAGTTATTTGAACATGAAAAATATTATGAAGAATTTATTAATAAAAAAACAGATAGAATAATTAATGATAAACAAATAATACCTGAAAATAATATAAATCCAAAAATAGAACAATCATTTAATAATCAAAATAATGATATAAAAATAGAAAAATCAAATAATGATTCTAATGATTTAATAAAATTAGAAAATAAAAATGAAAATATAAATCCAACAAAATATAAAACTATTAAAGAATCAATTAATTGGATCCGAAAAATTTTTACCAAATTAATATTTATGTATCATCCAGATAAACAAATTGATTCTAATGATGAAATATTTTCTAAAATTAAAAATGATTTTGATAAAAATGATTTTAGTTCTATATTTTATTATTTTATTAAAAATAAAAATCATCCTTATTTATCAAAATTATTTAATGAAATGACACAAGATAAAAGATTTATTGAATCTTTATTAAATTTATCTAATTATTTTAATTTTAAATTAAATAAATTAATTAATAATTATGACTTTATTGATTATCTAAAACAAAATAATTTATTCAATTAATGATAATAGATGATCTTTTGATAATTCTTCTATATTCCAAATTTCATACTTACCATTAGGCAAAGGTCTTTTGATTTTAAAAGGAATCATATTTCTAATGAATTCTTCTTCAGCTATTTTATCATATGATAAATCTTTAAAATTTTTAATTAATGGTTTAGCACCCATTGTTAACTGTTTGCATCTTTCTCCTAAAATTCTAACCATTTCATATTTAGTTAATCTATTTGAACTTAATCTATTTTCTTTTGTAACATACTCAATATTTTGATCATCTTGTAATTCTACTTCATCATTATTATCAAAATATTCATCATCATCTTCAATAGCTTCTTCTAAAGCACAACCAACTGCTTCAGTATCAGGTTCAATATTTAATTCATCCTTTTCTTCATCATCATCAAATTCATCTACTTCTACTTCTTCAACATCATCTAATTCATCAATATCTTCTTCATAATCATCTTCTGATTCTTCTTTTGAAGAAACTTTTTTAACAGCTTTTTTTGGAGGCATTATAGTAATTGATAGATTTTTTTAAATAATAATTTATCAATTTTTTTAATAATTTATCTTAATATATTTATCATTAATATTTTGTTTTTTTGTAGATATAAAATAAATTTCATTATCGATAGTTTTTATTTTAGTAATTGGTTTCTTAGTGATTTCTATAAAATCTTCTAAATTATCAAATTTATTATCATTAATCTCTAATATTATTTCTCCAATAGGATATTTACTAAATTTTCCAATTTTGTTATAATTAATATCTGATAAATATACAGTAAATAAATCACGTTGTTGTATATTTCTTTCAAATATTTTAATAACTTGACTTGATGATAATTTTAAACTATGAAGATTTTCTAAATGATTCTTACAAAAAATTGATAAAATTAAAAAATTATTTTCAATATAATATATACTTTTTGGGTCAACCATATGATATTCATCAATATTTGTTTTACAAACTTCTAAATTAAATTCCACTTTTTTTAATTTTTTTTCTTCTATGTCTACATATTCTACACTTATTTTGTCACCAGGATTAAACCATAATCCAATATCGTCAATTGGAATTTTTTCTGGATAGAAATCAAATTTTACCTGTCCTTCATGACTTATTGGATTAGAATTAATACTAATTAATACATCTCCTTCTTTTAGATATTTGTTAAAATAATATTTTTTATTAATAATTGACAATCGTACTCCAACTTGTTTTTTATCATAAGGTAATTCTATCCCATCATATAAAATATTTCTTAATTCATCTTGAATTAATTTTTGATAATCAAAATAAATTATTGGCTTTTTTAAAACAAAATTTCTAATATCATTTCTAGTTATATCATATGATTTAATAAATCTATATATTGGTACAACAAAACCTGTTTTTTCAGCTTTTGATATTTTACTTACATTAACACCAATTACTTTATATTTTCCTTTATCATTTATAACTAATGGTCCTCCAGAATTACCATGATTTAAGGATGCATCAGTTTGTATTAAAGATTCTTGATAACCCGAAATAATTCCTTTTGTTATTTTAATATTTTTACTAGATAATGGAAATCCAATAGTTAATACGTCATCTGATACTTTCTCACTTAATGGTTTCATTTCTAAAGGTATTACATCATCTAATTCATCTTTAATTTCTAATAATGCTAAATCATCATCTGGAAATATATGTTTAATATTAGCTTTAATTTCATTACTATTTTTATAAAGAATATCAATAATAACAGAATTTTCAACTACATGATAACAAGTTAAAATAAGATTTTTAGTAACAAAAAAACCAGTTCCTGAAGTTTCAAATATATTATAGGTATTTAATGGATTTGAATAATAAATTTTTCTTGATTTAACATTTATTTTAACTACAGATTTTTCCCAATTCATAATTATTATAAACAAGATTATAAATTTAAAATATTCTAAATCCTTTTAGTTTAAAATTATTAAATTATCTACATATATTCAATGTTAATGAATTTGATTGAATCAATTATTGTTGGTTTAATTACATGGATTATTGGTAAGATTATATTTAACCTTTCAATTAATAAAATTAATCGAGGTAAAAATAAACCATATGGAATTGATTTCTCATTTTTTATTACTGGTTTGTTACTTTATTTAATTTTTGAAAAAGGACTCTTTAATAATTTGTTAAAAAAATGATAATATAATTTTTTTTATATTATAGTTTTTTTAACAAATTATTTTCTCACCTATTATAAATGGATTGCCATATTTGTTACGATAAAAATTCGTCTTTAAAATTTCTTCCGTGTGAACATTCTCTTTGTTACAATTGTTTTATTAGGTTAGCTAATTCAATTTGTCCCTACTGTAGAGAAAATTTTACTTATACACCGGAAGAAATTATTCAAAGAACAAATATAGGATTAAGAAATGGTTACCAATCCAATGATTTACAACCTGGACTAAGCTTACCCGATGAATTTATATTCATTAGTTCAAGTCAATTATTACCTTCAATTATATATCAAAGAAATATTAGATTAGAAAATCATTATCAAATGATTGAAAGTCGAAATAAAAGAAAAAATAATAATAAAAATAGACCATCAATAGAAGAAATTAATGATCGTAGAAATAATATTAATAAAAGAGAATTAAAAAAATGGTCAAGAAGAGAAAGAAGATTGGAAAAAATGAATCAATCTTCAATATTTTCATCAGATGAATTTTTAGATTGAGATAATTCTTCAAAGTATTCATTAAATTTATCTACTAATGATAAATCCATACAATATACTCTTAGGAAATATTCCTGATGTTTTTGAGTAATTAATAATGAAAAACTTCTTACTTTATTTTCTGATATTATTTTTCCATTTTTTAAATTATAAAATGTTATTTTATTTAGTGGATTTGACTTTCCTCCAACATATCCAACTTTAAACCTTAAAATATGATAAGTATTTGCATCAAAAGATTGTTTTAATTTTTCTTCATCAAAATCACAAGAATGCAAAGAAACATCTTGATAAACTAGTTTTGGAATTTTTCGCTGATTAATTTCTTGTATTATTTTTTTAATAGATGGATTTGAATGTCCATGCCATATGAATGAATCAACAAGTTCCATCATTTTTTCTGGATCCAAAATATATTGTGATATATTTAACTCTTTTTCGATTTCTATTAATAATTTAATAATTAATATTTCAATTGCTTTGACAGCTTTATGATTATAAATTTGTCTGTGTAATCTATATCTTATGAAAAACATTTGATAAATATCTTCACTACATTGCAATGAATAACAAATTTTATTTTCTATAACTCTTGCATCTTCTATAATTCTCGAATAATTAAATCCAAATTTTAATCCAACTGCTTGAGTGTCTCTAACTAAATAATCAAATTTATCAACATCAATCGAATTTAATGGATTTGAAATTATTTGAAAAATCCATCTTCCAATCTGATATTTTGTTTTCCATTTTCCATATTCTGATTCTTTTGGATTGATTAAATCACCAATTACTTTTATTTGATCTTTATTTAATGGTACATTATATTTATCAACCATATGATTAAGTAAAGTTATTGATCTATTTTCATGATAGATATCTTTTGTTAGTATTTTTAATTCATTATGATTAGGTAATGACTCCAAAAAATAATCATCAAACAAATGTGAAAAAAGTAAATGACCTAAATCATGACATAATCCTGCTATTCCTACTAATTGAATTATTTCAGATGTAATTTTTAATTCCGGTTGTTTTTTACTTATTTTTTCTATCATTTGAGTAGCCAAATGATATGTTCCAACAGAATGTTCGAATCTGGAATGATTAGCTGTTGGAAATACTAAATATAATACTCCTGTTTGATGTATATTTCTTAATCTTTGAAATACTGGTGTATCAACTATAACCGAAGCAATGGGATCCAAATTTATATAACCATGTATATTATCGTAAATAATCATTATTTTATTTATTTATAACTAAATGAATAAATTAATCAATTTTATTTTATACTTCAATTGCAGCTTCTTCATCATCCGTATCTGCATCTTTATTCATTTGATTACCTGTTATCTCAACTAAATCCTTCATTTCTTTAATTTTATCTTCTGATAAGAAATTTTGAGTGGGAACTGGTAAAATAGTTTCAACACCTAGTTTGTCAGCAACTAGTTTAAAATATCTAACGTAAGGATGATTTGATCCTAATTGTTTCATCATTGAATTTTGTAAAACCATAGAAATAATTGGTTTATATTCTTCTGGATGAGCAAATATTTCATTTGGTTCAGGAATTGGCATCTTTGAAATTTTCTTTAATTTCATATATTCATTTAAAATTTCAGCAGAAACACTATCATTTGCTTTTGCCTTATGATATACACTATTAGTTCTATCTTGACGCATCAAATTAATTTTTGCTTTTAACATTTTACGTTTTTCTTCTTTATCATTTAATTGAGATTTTTTATTTTCTACTTCTGAATTTTCTTTACCAATCATAAATCTATAACTGTTATCTGTTTTTTCTACTTGTTCTAATAAAAAACCAGTTTTAACATATTTCTTTGTAAGTTCACTAAGATCAAAATTATTAGAAGATTTCACAGCTTGTTTAAATTTATCTACTGCATTTTTAGAATTAAAACCTGTTTTATCTCCTTCTACTATAACATTAAAAACTTGTAAATCGGTCATTAATATATATAAATTTGAAGCTTTAAATAAATAATAATCAAATTTTTTTGAAATTAATTAAAGAAGCATTTTATTAATATATTAAATGGTAAAAGATACAAAGCTGTATGATATTTTAGAAATTAAACCAGATGCTACTGATGCACAAATTAAAAAAGCTTATAATAAATTATCTAAAATATGGCATCCTGATAAGCATACAGATCCAGACAAGAAAAAGGAAGCTACTAATATGTTTCAAGAAATTAATCAAGCTAAAGAAACTTTACTAAATAAAGAATCTAGAAAATTATATGATGATATTGGTATGGATATTTTTAATGCTGAAAATCAAGCTGCTCAAAATGCTGGACCTAATCCTTTTGCAGATTTTGGAAATATTTTTGGGGCTGGATTTCCATTTAATATGGGTGGAATGCCACAACCAAAACATAAACAGCCTGAAAATATTGTTGAACCATTAAATGTAGGTTTAGAACAAATATATAATGAAGAAACAATTAATTTTAGTTATAAACAAAAAAATAATTGTAATAAATGTAATGGAGAGGGTACTAAAACTGGTAAAACTTCTAAATGTGAAGGTTGTAAAGGTCAGGGAGTTAAAATTCAAATGATTCGAATGGGTCCTATTGTCCAACAATCTATGGTAGAATGTCATCAATGTAATGGTAAAGGTAAAACTGTAAAAGATGAAGATAAATGTGATACATGCATTGGTAAAGGATTTACAATAAAAGAAAAAACAATTCCTATAAAATTGATATCTAAATTAAATCATGGATTTAAATTAACTCTTGAGGGTAAAGGTCATCAATTAAAAGAATGTAAAACAGATTTGATTCTTGTTATTAATGAAACACCTAATTTAATATTTAAAAGATATGATAATGATTTATTTGTAGATTTGGATATAAAATTATATCAAGCTTTATTTGGTTTTGATAAAATACTTACTCATATGGATGGAAGAAATTTACATCTAAGTTGTTCAGGTCCAACAGATTTTAAAATGATTAGAAAAATTAATAATGAAGGTATGAAATTATCTAATAATACAAATGGGGATCTATATATTAGGTTTAATATAATATTACCTAATTTCTCTGTTTTACCACAAGATACTAAATTACAATTAAAATCTTTACTCCAATCATTTGAAAAAGCTGAAGTTCAAAAAGAACAACAAACAATAAAAACTCCCAATTTATCAAAAACTGTTTTATCAGAATGTAAACAATCAGAAACTATCAATAACTTAATGGATTCACTAAAAAATAATAAACAAAAAGAATTTAAGAAATCAAATAACAAAGATTTTGATGATTCAGATAGTTCAGATTCTGACATGGAAAATCAAAATATGGGACAACCTCAATGTGTTCAACAATAATATAATTATAAAATTATTTAATTTTATAAGCTATATTTTACTTTTCCTAATTCTGTTCTACAAACTGGACATTTATAATTATATTGTTTCAAATAAGGTTGAATGCAATCAGTATGAAAAATATGAGTACAAACTAATTTAGTTACAAATTCTTCTTTTTCCATTTGTCCCATACAAATACTACAATTAGAATCCAAATTTGATTCAAGTTTTAAAGAATCTAATTTTTCTATTTCTTTATCATCCATTGAAACAACTACATTTTGATACGATTGACTGTTATTATTTACAAGACTATTAATTACATTAACTAATGAACCATGATTTACAGGATTATTAATCCAATTATTTTGAAGATTACCATTAATAAAATTTACATATTGAAACATATTTTGTGCCATCAACTGATTAAGCGAATTATTGTGATTATGTAATTCGTGAACTATTTGAGATAAATTTAAATTATTATTTTGGAGATTTTCATCATCTGAAGCTTCATTTGATGATTCTTCATCAGCATTATCATTTGTAGGATTTGAAAATGTTTGAGAAAAAATTATAGGTTGTTCATTTGGATCAGTATTATCAAAATCTTCTGATGATAATGTAAAGCTAAAAATATTATCTACCATTTGATTGGCACATGCTTGATTAACAACATCTAATGATATTTCATAACCAAAATTTTTATAAAAATCTAGAATAATTTGTGGAATATTCGAGATTGTAATTCCATTTTCAATTAAATAATTTTTTATTTCGCGTATAATATCTGATTCATTTTCATAAGAATCTTGTAACATTATTCGATAAGCAAATAGTTCAGAAAATAATTCATCTAAATTTGGATTCATTATATAAAATCTTATAATTATATTAGATAATATTTTCAATATTTAATAAATATTGAATAAAATATGTTAAAGATAAGTTGATATTAATTATAATGGATATTGAATTGATTAATAATAAAATGGAAATAAAATATTATAAAAGTCTTATAAATTCATTAAAAAAAATGGAAATTAATGAAATCTGGTTAAATAATCATTTACAAAATCTTTATGAAAAATTACCACAAGAAAATAAACTATCAGAAACAAATACTGAAAAAAAAGATTTAAATTCCTCGTCTGAAACTGACAATCATAAACAAATATTTGCAGATGGTGATCTATATAAAAAATCTTGGCAAAAATTAAATTCAATACATAAAATTTTAAAAGTAAAAGAATTTGTTAATAATTTAAAAATAAATTCAGAAAAAGATAAAATTAAATTAAAAGATAAACTTGTAGAATTAATTAAAGAAAAAAAATTAACCAAAAAAGAAAATGTTATATATGATGAAACTAATGGAAAAATCATATCATTACCTAATTTACAATACAAAGATGGTAACTATTTTTATTTAGAGAACTAAAATATTGAATTAATTTTATTTAAAAACTAATTTAATATCCATATAATGTCCTTTGGTAATTTAAATAATATGATTGAAAAAACAATAAAAATATTAGAACACAATATAGGAAAAAAAGGTTCTATTAATTTATTAGGTTTATCAATAATAAAAAAACAAATATATCATGATTTACAAAAAGAATTTGCTGATGTTACTGAAGATAAAGTAGATGAAATAATATCAAGATTATTTTCAAATAAATATACTTTTAATAATAGTCTATCATTTGATGATGGTAAAAATTGTTTAAGAGAATACGAAGAAACCTATCCAGATATCAAAGTTCCATCCAAATATAAAAAACTATCTGATCATTTTGAAAAACTAAAAAAGTTACCACAACCTGCTCAAAGATCTCAAGAATGGTTTGATTATAGATATAATAGGATTACTGCATCTGATTCTGCTGCAGCTATAGATTTAAATCCATATGAACCAGTTGAATCATTTATATTAAAAAAATGTGATCCTAATTTTCCATTTCTAGATAATGCTACGGTTTTTCATGGTAAAAAATATGAACCTACAGCAACTATGATTTATGAACACATTTATAATACACGAGTTTTTGAATTTGGTGCTCTACCATCTGAAAAATATACTTTCTTAGGTGCATCTCCTGATGGTATATGTTCTAAATATACATTAGATAATAAATTTTCAGAAAGATTAGGTACAATGTTAGAAATCAAATGTCCTGTTACAAGAGATATAGAAACATCTGGTAAAATAGCTGGAGAAATTTGTCCTTTTTATTACTATTGTCAAGTTCAACAACAATTAGCTTGTTGTGAATTAGATGTATGTGATTTCTGGCAATGTAAATTATCCGAATATTCTAGTCGTGAAGCCTATATGTCAGATAATTGTCAATCATGTGTAAATACTGTTGGTAACTCTGGTGCTAAAATTCAAGTTGATGATAGACTTAAAAAGGGTATTATATTAGAATTTTATCCAAAAGTTTTCACTCCTCAATTTGATGGTGATTTAGCTGAATGGAAATCTAAATATATTATTCCAAAAAGATTAGATATGGATGAAGCTCAATATAATAATTGGGTTTTAAAAATGTTGGACCAATATAAAACATTATATCCTGATATTCATAAAGATTATTATTTTTATAGAATCATCTATTGGAAGTTAGAATCATCACATAATGTTGCAATAAATAGAGATGATAAATTTTTATGTAGTATAATTCCTATTATGAGGGATACATGGGATAAAATATTGTATTACAGAAAAAATCAAGATAAATTAGATGATCTCAAAAAAATAGTAGAAAAACGAAAGAAATACATTAAAATGAATACAGAGTATGTTATTCATAATGATCAAATAACTCAAAATAAATATCTATTTTTAGATCCAGAATTTGATATTAAAAAACTAGTTCAACCCAAACAAAAATTAACTAATAAATCTTTTAATTCTAATTTTAAATTTGAAAAGAAAGATAAACCTAAAGAAAAAGATTATGATTCTGATCACTGTGATTTTTTAGATAATGAAGAATGTGATTTTATTGATGATTCAAAAATAGTTAAATCGGAATCTGTTATTCAAAATATTATTAATAATAAAACTATTAAAAATACTGAATTTGTAAGAAAATATGATATTAAAAATAATAAAAATACAGATACATCAAAGTTCAAATCATTTCAAAATAACGATAATGAAACATGTGATTTTATTGATTAAACTGTTATTTCATTTTTATGATATTTACATGGTAATTTCCTATCACATTGTTTACCAGCATTGATACCAGATTTAATTATGTAATTACATTTATTAGTATCATCAACTTGTACATTTGAAGAATTTATTTTATGATATAAACAATTAGTTCTATTACAAAACTGTCCTTTTTTAGGACCTGTTTTTAACACTATTTTACATATCTGATTTTGATTCCAATTAATTTTTTCTGGTAATGAATTTTTTTCACAATATAAACATTTAATTGATCCTCCTTTATAATTAATACAATCAGAATGAAATAAATGATTACAATTTAATTTTAAGTGTGTGTGATCTTTCTCAATAGGTATATGACATACTAAACATTTCTCGGAATTTGATTTATTTAATTCTTGGCAATATTTAAATAATTCATCGAAATTCATTATTATTTAATTAATCTAATTGTTTTTTAAATAACTTTTACTTAAAAATAATTGAAATTAATATATTATAATACTTTATTTTTTTGTTTAATGAATTCAGAAGAATATGCAGAATATTATGTAGAAGATCAAAGCTTAAATTATCATATTGATAATATTTTATCTTATAAGAAATTTATTGAAAATATTTTATTAGAAATTAAATCAAATAAATATAATAAAAATATGATTAAATTACTTAGTAGACATATTGAAAAATCAC